TTGTACCAGAAGTTAATCCAGTATTTAATGTGAATTTCTTATTAGCAGTTGTTGATGATACAATATTTGTAATAGTCATATTAGCTAATGATGCCTTAACATTATTATCAATTAACATTGTCATCTGGTTTTTATTCGGAGAAGACAATAGGTTAGTTAAATAGTTAAAGAATTTAATTCTTCTATATTGTTTGTAATTTGATGTGACAGCTGTAGCATTCGTACCCAACATTTCTATTGTGAATGAACCAGAACCATTGTTTGTTACAGTATAATCTGTACCAACTAATAATTCAACATATCCAGTAGTATTAACAGTAATATCATTGAATATAGGAGAACCAGTTATCTGATTAACACCACTTATTGTTTGAATACCAAATACTATTTGTCCTAATACTATGTCAGTTGTATTAACTGATATATTAGCTGAGTTGGTAGTATTTTCATATTTAACAATTGTTCCTGTTGTATCAATTGCATATGTAGTTGAATATGTTAATGTAGATGCTGTTATACCAATATATGTACTTGGATCAATTGTGAATGAACCAGTAGCAGATATATTGTGCTTAACTCCACCAATTACAGTATAAGCACCAGATGCTACACCATATGTTATGGTAGCAGATGCTGTACTAGATGAATGAGTAGCCGATACACCACTTACAAAACCTTCAGCATAATAAGCTGAACGAATAGTTGAAGATGTACCACTTCTTAAAGTTGACATTGTACCGTTTATAGCGGTTACATTACCAGCTCTATCAAGATATGTGTTACTATATGGCATCGATTCTAAAATTGCATCTTTATAAGATAAAAATTCAATATCAGTGATGTCATCATTAGCAATTAAATTATTACCGATAATATCAATTAGACCATTTGGTGTATCTGTCTCTAGCATTTCAGCATTAAAAGCACAGAATAATCCAGTTTTGTCAGTATCTCTATTAAGTATAGTTTCAACGAAGATATTTGAACCATTTTTATTTCTAAAGTATGGAATTAAAGAAACACCTTCATAGTAACCTAAAACATTTACGTTTCTATCATTTACAAAATTAACAACTTGATCTTTTCTTAAACCAGTTGTATTGAAGTAGTTACCCCACTTAGTATCAACTGCTAATACTGGATAGTTAGACCAGTCACCTGATACTACCACAACATCAATCATATAATCAGATACGTAATCATTAGTATATACATAAGTTGGAACCTTATCAACTGAACCATAGTAGTCCAACATTGTTTGGTTATAACCAGTAATTTTAGATTTAAATACAAATGCGGTAATAGTTTTATCAGACATATTAGTAAATTGTATAACTCTAGTGCTAGCACCTGGGTTAGTTTTAACTAAATTTAAAAATGCTTCTGTATCTTTTGTCCAGAAACCAGTAGTGTCAAAAAATCTTCTATATGGACCAGTTCTAACAACATCATTTAAGTATTGTGTAGAAGTAGACATAGATTTATATTCTAATAAGTCTAAAGTATCATCAGTTGCTAATAAATTCATAGCCCAAACTGGACTAGACTCCAACATCTTTGCAATAGTTCTTTGAAAATAAGAACCCTTCTTTTCCATATTTGTATCAATCGATCCAAATATTTTTTCTAGATCACTAGTAGTGTTTAATAATACTGGATTGTTAACAGGGCCTTTTCTTGAAAATCCAATAACCATAGTCGACAAGCCTTGTACTGTAGGTGTTTGAATCGCTGAGTTATCGAATTCTTCTATAAAGATGCCTGGGCGTTTGTATTTACCAATTTGAACCATATTAGCTTTATTAATTTTATTTTATAACATATATATTAATAATAAAAAACAACTTTTTCATAATTAATAACATGTGGATATGATAATGATTTTTATTCTAAGCATTCCTCTTCATGTCAGCTACCTCTTCTTTAGTATCTTTAATTGCATCTTTCATGTCTTTGTCAAACTCTTTATACTTTTTGATAACTTTAGCTCTTAGTGTATTTAGCTCATCCGTTGTATCTTTTGTATCAAGTTTAACTTGTGTTAGTTGTTGAGCTATTTGTGCTGCTTGTGATTTATCAACTGGTGCTTTTAATTCAGAAGTTTTTTCTTGATTACCTTTGAGGTTATTTTCTAATTCTCTTACTCTTCTATCATCTCTTTGAATCTCAGCAAGTTTAACTAAATATGTATTCTTTATTATATTAGTACCTCTTTTTATTAGAGTTTTTCTGACAATACTTTGATATGCTAGCTCTGGGTCTTTTGCATCATTCAGGAAGGCTGAGGTTAATATACCAGCATTTTTCTTGTAATCCTGAATCATTTTATCTCTATCTTCTATCCTTTGTGTGATATCCTGATCAGATGTTGCATATGCTTCGTATAATAAGATGTATTTCATATTGATTGACTGTATATATTAATGAATTAAATCGTATTTTATGAAGTATCAATTAGGTAAAATAAACCATTTTTTATTTGCATATGTCAATTTAATTCCTTATATTTGTATTAGAATATAATAAAGCAAATATAAATAAAGAAAAATTTGCACAATTCATATATATTCCGTATATTTACATAAAGGAGGACACGCTATGAAAAACATCTTAAAAAACGCTATCTGCATCGACTTAACTCAATTCAACCACGCTGGTTTAGCCAAAGTTGTTGCTGAGTACCCATTTATATCACTTAATATGCTTGTTGGTAACAAGGATAATGGGTTTGCTAAACTATTCATTGATAAGTTTGATGGGCTTGTTATTGCCTATACTACTAAGAAAGATAAGACTATTGTTTTCAGCACTGAATTCACTAACTTATTAAGTAGTATGACTACTATCACTATCACTAAAGAAGATAGAGTTCTTGAATTAGACGCTATACTTGAAAAGATTTCAAAATATGGTAAGGACTCTTTAAAGAAAGACGAAATTGATTTTTTAAACAACTTAAACTAATACAAAATGGGATTATTTGGAGCAATAGCCGGTTTATTTACCGCAAGTAAAGTACACGATAAAATCGACCAAGATCACGACGATAGCTTTATTGAAGATTCGTTTGAGGTTGGTGTATCTAATGTCGCTGGTAGTATAGTTGGTGATTTAGTAGATGATTTATTCGATGATAGTGATGATGATGATGATGATTTTTAATCTATAAAAACAATAACAATGAAAAATATATTAATTCTTTTACTTCTCTCTATTTCTTGTTTTGCTCAAACAAAGCTTGATAGCTTAGTATTCAATAAAGTAAATGAATATAGAGCATCTAAGGGTCTTAGCAAGATATCTTGGGACACTGCTGCCTTCAAAGCGAGCAAATGTCATTCTGATTACTTAGAGGGATTGGCTGCTAAGACAAACTATACAGTTATCACTGCTGGTCACTCAGAGAATGCTAAGGGTCTTGAAGATGCTGAAGATAGATTTATTCACTTTGGTGGAAAGACTAAATATGTTGGTGAAATTGTTTTGATAAACTCATCTAATTTAAAAGATAATGATGCTGACAAACTTGATAAGTTAGCAACCAGCCTTGTAAAACAATGGAAAGATTCACCAAAACATAATGAAATTATGTTAACTCCTAATTTTAACTTTGGTGGTATTAGTTGTAAGATTATTACCAGACCAGCTGGATTAAGAGGAATCACAAATTATGAAACTTGGTCAACTTTTGTCTTTGCTAAAATCCCTGATTAACCCCAGGGATTTTGCTTATTGCCCCAAGTAGGACACAAATATGTACTATTTTTACCTGTTCTTCTGTGATGTTTGATTGGACCCAACCCAAAATTGAACTTGAATCCACCTTTAAACTTATGGCGACTGCCAGTATCAGTACTACCCTTTTCCTTCGATAAATAATAAGTTTTTGTTATAGGTTGTTCTGGTTTGGGTTCGCGTGGTTCTGTTACTTCCGGTTTAATATAGTAAATATCAACGCTAACGTATCTAGCTGACTGTTCAATCTCTGCTTCTCCTTGTTCATATTTTTGTTCCGTTTGTATTAAGCTATTATTGATACCCAATTCTCCCATGTAAGTAGATATTGATTCGCTTCTGGCTCTAGATAAGCCCTGATTATCTGGTGTATATCCTTTAGAACTTAATAGATTTCGTAAATTAGCACTTGGTTTTTGTTTATCAGTTGATGATACAATTACAATATCAGTAATTACACCATTATCATTGCTAATACTAGCTAGTGAATTATAGATACTATCACTCACTTCTTGTGATAATTCAAATTTACCAGATTGGAAGTACTGATCTTTATCAAGCTTAATTCTCGTAACCATCATTTCATCCTGTGGTGCCTTTTCTTTAACTTCATTGAATAATGTATCGACTTTAACCGAATCAAGACTCCAACCACGTTTAATTAAACTTGGTAGACTAGCTTCCTGCTTAGTATGAAATGTTCTTCTTGATCCAACATCTTCACCTTTTTGACCAAATGCGCTAACACCCAGTATAGATAATAAACCAACAAGAATGTTTTCTTTCCATCCTTCTTCTTCGTTTATCTTATCGAATTCGCTAAATTTTGATATTCTCATATTAGTCTTTTGCTTTGCTCATATTATCAGTTAATATTTTGATAATACTATTAATTTTATTTGCTTCTTCTTTAGAAGAGTCTTCTAAACTAATTTTAGCCCATTTAATGGCTTGTTTATAGCCTCTATCAGCACCATTATTAATTAACCAAGTAACTAATTCAAGGTGATTGTTTTCTGCCGCAAATTTAAGTGGCATACCATCTTTAGAGTTAATATCAACTCCCTTATTATGTAAGTATTCAACTAATTTAGTGTTACCTGTTCTACAAGCAGCACGTATAGCATAAGCATCTTCGAAGTTAGGATCAACACCATATTCTTCGATGATATACTTAACCGCATCAAAGTCACCTGATAGTGATTTAAATGCTTCTTTATTCATTGATGCACCATGTTTAAGTAAAAGTTTCAACATATCAAATGTCTTAACTAATGATACTGCCGTTTTATTCTTTTCATATGTAATATCTGGATTAGAACCATTTAATAATAGAAACTCAGCAATTTCTACGTTATTTGTTTTTACGGCATTTCTGAGTGGTTTACCTGAATCGATATTTATATTAGCACCATCCTCAAGACATTGTTTAATTCTCTCTAATGTTGGTAATTTTTCACCCTTTAACTCTCTAGACGCAATATTATATTTCTCTTTCTGTGCTTTCTCTTCTTTGGTCATACCACGAAGAGCTTCATTTTCTTCTTTTGTTAAATCTCGTCTAACATCAGCTTCATTAATGTGATTATCATTTTTAATATGTGCTGTTGTAAACTTATCTCTCATGTCAATAGTCGCACCGATAATTGACCTCTGATTTGTTGGTGGTAATGAGTAATCAAAAATAGCATATTGTTTAGTGAATTTATCTTCACCACCAACATATTGATCCCAATAACTTTGCATTCTCATAATACACCAATTTGTCTGTGCACATGTAATTCTACAAGCATCAAAGGATTTCAATTCTAATATTATGCGTTCTTTATCTTCATTGATGTAAGCAACAGCTATACCCCACTTATCACCATATTTACTATTAACTTCTTCAACTTTCTTTAATAGATTAGCAAGACCATCATTACTAGATGCTTTAACATATGTTTCTACCCTCTTAACTAATTCATCTACGGTTCTATATGCACTAATTTTTCTAAGAAACTCTTTTCTTAAAATTGGATCTAAGTCAAAGAAACCTGCGGCTGCGCCTTCAAATCTTTCTTTAATCTTACCAGTTGCTCTAATAACATCATGTTTTAACTCGGACGGTAACTCATTAATAAAGTTTTTAACTTTACGTTGTATTACTAATTGTTCGACATCGTCACGTAAATCTTCAAGTGCAGTTCTATCTTCTAATCCAAATCTCTTTTCTGATTCAAGATATTTATCGACTGTTTTTGGTAGCTTATTTAAAACATCTCTATTCTCAATGAGTTTATTGTATAATTCAGTTAATTCTTCAAGTGAACCTTTATCTCTAAAGAAAAACTTGGTAAATACCTCAGTGTAACCTGGGTTTCTTTCTACTAATTTCTTAATCTTTAAGAAATTTTCATCATTCTCAGCTCTACGAATCTCTTCTGGTGTTAGCTTAATTTGTAGTGGCTTTTCACCTTCTTTTGGTGGTTCTTGTGGACCAGCCCTTTCTATCTTTTGAGCCAACATAGTATCACGCATAAATTTCTTAGCGTTTTGTACGTTCTCATTTAATGACTTACCTATAAAATTCTCGTAGTTAAATAATTTCATTACTTTCTTCTATTTTTAGACTCGTTTATTCTTTCAAATTCCTTCATATAGACTGCAACAGACTCATTCGCTAAATATTGAGAAATCTTTTTAAATCTTTCAATGTCACCAGCATCTAAGGCATCATCTGCTTCACTATGAAGGTCGGATTTTGACATAGTTGAGTAATCAATCTCTTCAGTTTCTTCAGTAGATGTTGATTTTGCTACAATCTCCTCAGATGGTAGTGCTACGCCTAGTTCATACTCTTTTAATTCTGTTATAACAGCAACAACAAGATTATCAACTTCAGTTCTTGCTTCAGGCGTTTTCATTAAAATACCTTTCATTAATCTTAAAAAGTGTTCTGCTTGTAGCTCTATCATTTTACCAAATACGTGTTCACGTATATTTGGAAATTCATCTACACTGCTATTCTCATTAATAAAATCTCTTAAATCTGCAGCTATTTCTGGACCATATCTAAAATCTTCAGCCTCATCTTCAAATGTATCAGTATTCATTAGAACCTTTTTAGCAATTTCTTCATTGCCTGGTATGCCTTTTGCTGTAATTAATTCATATATACCTTTTACAGCTTCGTGTAATAACATCGGAAAATCGATACCAATTGCTTTAACTGTAATTTCAAATTCGTTTGATGATTCTTCTTCTTCTTGTTCTTCCTCTTTTTCTTCTTTACCAACTTCAAATGGTTTAATATCATCTATTTCTTTAGGCTTCCATTCTACCTTACAAGCACCCGCCATTCCCTCTGGAGCATGCTCCATCATATGACTTTTTTGCTCAATTGGTATAATCCAATCTAATTTATCAGCAATACTAGTAATTTCATTCCATATTCTAAAAGCTTCTTCACCATCCTTTTCGCCAAAAAGTTCTATAATCTTTTCTTTAACTTCTGGCATATTTAGAATGTGTTTAGTATTCTTAGCTTCTCCTTGTGTAATAGCATTTGCTATCTTTCTCTTATCAACTTCCTTTCTAACTTCTGGATCTTCAAATTTTCTAACTTGTGGCATTTGACATGTCTCACCATCACAATCATCCATGAAATTTTTAACTTGTCTACCACTTTTAGCAAATTTTATATCTAGCTTAATATTATCATCAAATAGAGATCCGTAATTATTCATAATTACATCATATGCTATCTTCTCTAATTGCTCTTCTTTACCAGCTATTAATCTCATCGACTTTTGAACCAATCCCATAATTCTTGGGAATAGTTGACGAGGATCAGCTCCTGTTAGTCCTAGATTTCTACTAGCTCTTGCTTCTACATCTTTTAAATAGCCTGGTTCGTTCTTATCCTTTTCACCTGGAATACCTTCACTACCTTTGATAGTTATTTCTTCAAGAAATTTCTTAAAATCTTTCATTAGTCTATATATTTTTTAATATCTTCACCAGTTTTATTCATTAACATTATGAATTTATTAGCAACCTCTTCAGCAGTAGCCTTTGGAACTAAATCTGTATCAGGTTTATCTCTTCTAAATGGTGTTGGTTTAGCGGGCTTGACGATTGGTTTTGTTGTAGGCTCTTTTGTACCTGGTTGAGTCTGAGGTTCAGCCATTGTAAAAGTTTCAAATTTCTTTAAATATCTCATAGTGAGTTCTTTTGGTTTGATGGTATATATTAATAATCTAAAATTAATTTTGAAAATTCAACATTTTTTCGTATATTTGTATAAATACACGACTATGAAGTTAAATGAGCTAAGAAAAGTAATACAAGATGCTAATACAGCATACCGAAAAGGTAGTGCTATCATGCCTGATCTTGAATATGATAATTATGTAGAAATGTTAGAGGAAATGTCACCAAATGATGATCTTTTGTCTAAAATTGGCTTTCAAGTTGAGAATGACTCAAGAAAAGAAAGACTACCAATTCAAATGCGTTCTATGAATAAGGTTAAGACTTATGCTGAACTTGTTCATTGGATGCAACTTAAAGGTATACCTAAGAATACAAAATTAGTAATCACTCCGAAATTCGATGGTATCTCATTCTGTGTTGATGATGATAATTCTCTTGCTTGGACTCGTGGTGATGGTGAATTTGGTCAACGTGCGGATGAACACTTTAAACTTATTGATAACAAAGCCAATAAAGCAATTGGTATGTATTCATTTGGTGAGGTTATGATGGGTCGCACCACATTCAATAATAAATATGCTACTGAATTTAGAAATCCACGTAACCTTGTTGCTGGAGCAATAAATAACAAAGAAGCACAAAAGATGCTTAAAGACCTAACTTATATAAGATATGGTCTTTCTGAAAAAGCTGATGGTTTTTTCCCTACTAAGACCGCTCAATTAGAATTCCTAAATAGCATTCAATCTACACAAGTAACATTCGTCAATACGACTATTGATAAACTATCAGACGCATATTTGCTTGATTTATTCAATAATTTAAATAAAGAATTTGAATTAGATGGGCTTATCATCGAAGTTGATGATGAAGGTTTGCGCAGTAAACTTGGTCGTGAGACATCAAGTGGTAATCCTTGTTATGCTCGTGCCTATAAGGGTGCGTTTGAGCAAGTAAAAGAGACCGAAGTAACTGGTATCTCTTGGAATATATCTAAACAAGGCTTATTGAAGCCAATCATACATGTTAAACCAATCGATCTTGATGGTGTTACGGTATCTAATGTTACTGGTAATAATGCTAAGTTCGTCAAAGATAATGGACTTGGGATTGGAGCTAAGATTAGAGTTAAGCGTTCCGGTATGGTTATTCCTCTTATTGTAGAGGTAACAAAAGCTGTTAAGTTTCATCTACCCGTAATTGACGGTGTTGATATTGATTGGAATGATGCTGGTATCGAACTTATTACTTTAACTGAAACAGACGACCAGAAGTTAAAACAATTAGTTTCTTTCTTTGAGATTCTTGAAGTAAAGAATGTATCAGAGGGCATTATTAAACAACTGTGGGTAGCTGGTTACACATCGGTTAAAGAAATATTAGATCTTAAGCCACAGTTGCTTGAGCAATTAGAAGGTTTTGGTAAGCGTAAGGCAACTATTGTATATAATGCGATTCAAGATAAGATGAAGAATGTTGAGTTATCTAAATTACAACATGCTACTGGATTATTCAAAGGATTAGGTTCAAAGAAACTTGTTTTACTTGAGCACTTTGAAACGAAGCCATCAGTAAATGATATTATATCAATCGATGGGTTTGCTGAAACTTCAGCAGAAGCTTATCGTGAGGGTTGGGATAAGTTTTATGACTTCATTAAAGACTTACCAATAACCCTTAAGAAATCAACTAAGGTTGAAGCTGCATCTAGTGAATTAACTGGTCAATCATTTGTATTTACTGGTGTTCGTAGAGCAGACTTAGAAGCAATAATCGCTGAGAAGGGTGGTTCAGTTGGTTCTGGTGTATCCAAAAATACTTCATACCTTGTTATGAAAGCAGTTGGTTCCGGTTCTGGTAAAGAGACAAAGGCGCTTCAATTAGGTGTTAAAGTTATTACCGTTGAACAATTAGAAGACTTATTAGCATAATGTTTGGACTCTTCGATTTTATAGACAATAGACTCGGGAAGCATCACTGGTATAGAAAATTAACCAGAGGTAATTGGTATCTTGTCGAGTGGACATTCCCATATAGTTTTATCAAAAAAACAGACAAACTACCAGCTATTCGAGAAGCTGTGAAAAAAATGAACATTGATGGTGAGTTTCCAAGATGGCAACGGCACTATGGTCGACCTGTTGACTATTTATGGATAATACTTGATAAAGAAATATATAGAGGAGAGGATAGTCCTTGGTTAACCAAGGAAGAGCGAGAGCAAATTAAAATAGAGAATAAACTATTTGAAAGAAATAAAAGAATTGATAAACTAACAAAGCAAGAATAATTATGGAAAGAAATTGTTCAATTTGTAGCGAACCAATCCCGACAGGAAGATTAAAGGCGCTACCCAAAGCTACAACTTGTGTGAAATGTTCAAACGTAGATGCATATTGTGGACATAATATGATTACTGGTAAAAATACCTATTCAGAGGTACAAATCGTTGACGCCAACACCGCCAGAAAACTAAAAGAGATGGAAAATAGAATCGGATATGGTGTATCCAATGGTGTTAAGTTTGATGGTGATAAAAATGGTGAATTCAACGGGAATTAAAACCTTTTTGTGCTTTTTGATATAAATGAAAATGAGAGAATTTATCGAACAAATAAACCAGCAAATTGAGGAATCACTTCAGATTGCTAGTAAAATGAACTACAAAAAATACCAACATGGAAATTTAAAAGAAGTTCCCATGTCTAGAATGCTACGAAACGAAGTTATTACTAATGTTTTGATTTGTGGTGTTGGTGGATCTGGTATAGCTGGAACTATCGTAGCCAATCTTTTTAAAGATGATGTCACATTACCTATTATAGTTAATAAATCATACAATATTCCTAATTGGGTAAATGATAATACACTCATCATCATTTCATCTTATTCTGGTACAACTGAAGAGACACTTTCATGCCTTAAAGAATCTATTGCAATTACTAATAAAATAATATGTATCACTACTGGTGGCTCTATTCTAGCTTTAGCGAACGAACACAACATTGAACATGTTATAATACCGAGTGGGTATCAACCACGAGCAGCACTGATATATTCCTTAGTTCAAATGATTGATATTCTAAGTAAACAGGAGATCATTAGAGATAGAACAATTGAGTTGAACGCCGCAATTTCTTTAATCGAATTCGAGAAGTTAAATATTACTAATGAAGCAAAAGAAGTAGCAAAATTTTTAAAGAGATCTATGGTTCATATCTATTCAGACGATAAATATGAAGGGCTTGCTGTTAGATTTAAACAACAACTAAATGAGAATTCAAAAACACTATGTTCCACTAGTTCTCTACCTGAGATGAATCACAATGAGTTAGTGGCGGTAAATGCGTTCGGAATTGAATCATGTAAAAATAACATTAGGCATTTATTTTTACAAACTGGTTATCAAAATAAAGATATGTTAAAACGATTTGAATTTGTAAAATTAAAACTAACTGAGAGAGGAATTAAACATACAACACTGAATATATTGGGGAATAACTCCATCGAGAAGATGATCTACACAATTCATCTATCTGATTGGATTTCATATTATCTTTCAGTTGAAAATAATGTTGATCCGAATGACGTTAGTATTATTGGAAAACTTAAAGAATTTATAAAAGCTGATTAATCAGCTTTTCTAATTTAAGGTCCCTTTTAATTACATCGAACATCGTTTTGATATCATCACGCTTTCTGAATAGCTCAATGCTGATTATATCCGATAACCTATTATATGATGTTAATCTAAGTTTATCATTCGTAATATTATCCAAATCACATGATATAAAGAAATCACAAGTAACATCGTCGTTTGATAGTTTATAGATATACAAGTCTAGTACTCTATTCATAGCCGAATCAATGAATTGTAAAGTATTTTCATCACATTTTATCTCTAGGTGATGTCGTTCCTTTGTCGGTCCATATGAACGAACTGCTGATTTATAGTTTATATTATTTTCATATTTAATATTATTGATTCGGAATAAAATCGGACTATGTTTATTTATAGTAATCTCACCAACATATATACCACCTTCATCAAATGTTATCATAACTTTCTACCGAATATATCTATGTTAGTTCCTGTGTTAGATCGTGAATTCTTATATTGTTTCATAAATTTTCGATTTTTATTAACTGATATGAGAGAACCATAATCTGTTCCTTCTGAGTAGTCAGCATTTTTTAATTTATCATTAATGAATATTGCTAATTCCTTGCTAATACCACTGACTAATAACTGTTCACATAATTCTTTGAAGAATATCTTTTTGAATATGGTTGCTGATGATACTAATGTCATAACCGTATCATCATTTCCTGTATCTGCTTGGTATCTTATGTTACCTGCCGTTGTTATTGTTTTAACAAATGTTGTTATCTCATGTATATTCTCAGCATTATTAACTACAATATCACCTCTTTGCATAGCATCCTGATAATCCTTAATTAGTAAATTTTTATTATCATTAATTTTCAAACCAATTTTTTCTTCGGTTGCATCTGCGCGGTGTTTATATCTAACAAAAACTGACGAACCATAATTGTTATTTCCATCAAACACATGAGGTAGATGTGCTAGTAATTCAGATCCATATGTATTTAATTCTAATACAATTTTAACCCTATCATTATTGAAGTATTCAAATGCTAACATATAGACAAGTTCTGCTAATTGTTGAACTGATACCAAATTTGATCGAAACAATCCAATTTGGACTATTGAGAAAAAGTCAGCAGTTGTTGTATATGCTTGATGTTGAGCTTCAATTTTTTCTCGTGATTTAGGTGCGACTTTAAATATATTAATAATGGAATAATCTTGTCCTAGTCCTTCTGCTATATCGACAGACATAACAATGTCATATGATTTTCTTGCTATAGGTTGAAATATATCAACATTATCTATCCATTTTAAATTCTGATATGACCATCTTAATTTCCTATCTAATTCTATAATTGGTTCGAATACATACTCAACTTTACTTCTAAGTAGATCATCGATTATCTTCTCGTCAAATAATGATTTAGATGAGTTAACAAATCTTAAGTCATATTCTTGATTAAATGCTTCTTCACCACCAATATCTTTAATAGCCTCTTCTTTCCAAGATGTTATTTCACAAATAGATGCTAATGGAATATCCATATCATTTTTATTTGTTAGAAATATTTGTCTAATGGCTTCTGATGAGCATTTATCACTATTTTGTATATGTAGCACTTGCTTATTAATTGCATAATCAAAAAAGTCAGTTATCTGATCCAATTCTTTTTCTGACCAATCAAACGAATCTCTTAATTTGTCAATAATTTGTTGTTTGCTAATACCCTGCTCATGCATCATGCCTTCGTCTAGTCTTAGATATGTTACAAATCGATTAGGTACTTGCCACCAATAAACACGCATCGCTTTATAGTTATTCTTTAGTCTATCACCTTCTGGTCTTTCGGCAGCCGCTAATAGTTTATAAAACATATTCATACCATTTGGTGTTGATGTGATAACAATTTTTGAATTGCTAATCGCGGATACGGTCGGGAATGCGGCCGTGTAATATGGTTCAATAATAGTTGATGGAATGTGAGCAAACTCATCCATGTATAGAAAGTCAATAGTAAAACCAATCGCTGGTGTCTTTGAACGAGCTGATGTTTTAATACGACATCCATTTTCAAAAATTAGTGACTTCTGATTCCAGTTTTTAACACCTTTTTGTAAGAAGAATGGTAATAATCTATAAATTGATTTGATTTTATCAACAATTTCAATTGCTGTATCACCTTTATTGGCAATAATCATGACGTTTTTATCATTGTTGAAAAGTACGAAGTGTAAGATTGCTATTGCGGCTGATACTGTTTTACCAACCTGTCTTGATGCCATTAAGATACTAAATCTATTCTTTGTATATAGATCTAGAATATCCTTCTGATAATCTCTAAGTTTCATTGGACCAACAGTACCATCCTCTCTCTTAATTTTACAATATTTTTCTGAAAAATAGTGAATATCTAATTTACATTTAATGTATTCTTGTACTTCTTCTTCTGTTATCGAGTACACGCAGCCTGCGCGTCTCACTCCTGTCTCACCCATGAACCACGGGTTCATGAATCGTTTGATGGTATATCCATCATTTATTTTTGCCGTTACCTCGACCACATTTTCTGCGGTGAATACGAATTGTTTTTCTTGTACCGGTTTTTTTGGTTTAGCCTTAGCCATAATAGTCTTTTATTTTAAGAAAAAAGCATTTCTTTATATATATCGAAAAATAACTCTTACTTATGTCGAAGAACGAAGAGAAACAGAATCAACTACAATCAGAGTTTGATAATATACAGAATGATAATCAATTCGATCCATCTAACCATCTTGTCAAGAATGAAGATATGCCTGACTTTGGTGAATTAGAAATATACAATTATAATAACGATTTAGCTGAAGTTAGTCAAGAAGCAAGTGAAATTATGGATCATCTTGTTGATCTCTATCTAGGAGATGCTCCTAAAATTACACAACATCCATATATCTTAAGAAAGAAAACTGAAGATGCTCGTATATATGCGCGCTCATTATTCTTAGAGAGAATGTCTGAGAAATTACTAATTCAACAATTTAAACAAGTAGATCAGGGTGATAACTCGGCAAGAATGCACGAGGTTATTAATCAAACCATGAAAGAAATGCGAGAGATTAATACTGATGGTCGTAAATCAAGAACCGAAATTGAAAGCTTATATAAAGAAATGCGAGATGATTTCGGATTAAATAATTTAGCTGATTCGGCACAAACCGGTGAGGTTAAACCAGCAGAAATTGAGGGTGGTAAAGTAATGGACACTAGAGAGCTTAATGATGCCATTGATAAATATATTCAACAAAAGAAGTAATTCTATTTTAATTTAAAATATATAAACATATTTTTATTTTAAAGTAAAAAGAATCTTGAATATATTAGTACTAAATAAAAGAGTCAGTTATAGTTTGCTATTTGGTAGCGAATCTATGAGCTGACTCTTTTGTTATATAAATAAAATCTAGTGATGGGAAAACAACCGCTTATTGAAGAAATCTATGACAAAACTAAAACACTAACTGGTAGTAAAAGGATTAAAAGTAAGTCAGTGTATGATTTATTAATCGAATTAAACTCGATAAACGAAATAATTGATCTCACTAAATTAAAAAATAAGTATCAAGGTGAACTATTGAATGGTGTTAACTTTGAAATTTCAATAAAAAAGAATTCATCATTCTACGATCTAAATTTAAAATTATCTTAATGAACGAAAACGAAAAAATCAACGTAATTAAACAAACCAGACCAATTTCTTGGCAAGAAGACACCGAATATGTTACAGCATATATTAAGTCACATAGCATTGTGATATCTAAAAAGGATTTTAGTATATCAATGAATGATAGATTTAATGTTAAAGGGTGTAAGTCAATTGAAGAAGCTAAACAAAAAGCAATTAGCCTTTTAGTAGATTAATATCTCTCTTAAATGATTCATATGTTTTAATGAATCTCTTATCAAGTTTTAATTCAATCTTATGATCAATCTGATGTAATAACTTATTAGTTGTTACTTGTACTATATGTGCGATTGGTTTAGTTTTGATTGAATCCTGTATCTTTAGTTTAATTCCTTCATCTTCGGTTTTACCGTACATATTATCAATTACACTATTGATATTTTTACCCAAAGAAATGGACTTAGCTGAATCATCATAAAAGAATACTTCATGGTGTTTAGTTATCTCTTCGTCGATAAATTCACTATCTTTAGTTTTTAAACCAACTAAATGCTGAATTATTATTTTAATCTTATTAAATGCTATATCATCATTACTCTGATTATAAAATCTTTCATTGATATGGTAATATGCTTTGATTTTTAAGCCATCTTCAGCCAATTTTTCTTTAAGCTTATTTAAGAATTTCTCATATTTAACCCTGTCTCTACGAGGACATATAATATAGATATCATCGTGTGAATTTTTTAAATGATGGAAGTTATTATCAAGTATATCATACTCAAGATTTTCAATTAATTCCTTATTTACATATTCCTGTATTGATAGTCCAAGATTGGACATTTTTGATTCAATATTCTTTACTTTAACTTTAAGTTGTTCGATGAAGTCATTAGGCAACCAATATTCTTTACCATTGAAGTGCATACTATTGCCCTGCGAACGGAATATACCAGACTCATACATATTTAAATCAGATGGGTCAATCTTAAGAATAGGAATACTAGGTTTAGTCTTATCAATAAGCCAAACCATCTGTTTTATTTTAATAACAGTATCAAGATTAAATATGTGTGCATTTATATTTGGCACAATATTATTTAGATTCTATTTCTTCTTCAAGTGATTTAATTCTATCAGAAACTTCTGCTGCTGATATATCTTCCCACTTGCGAGTTAAATCGTTGTAAAATTTAGTCGTACTATGAGCCATTGGAGCATCTTCTGAGACATCAGCCTTTTGACCGAAGTGAGTTCTCTTAATTCTTTTATAGTAAGCTAATGCTTCTTCGGGTGTTGCGTTTACAACAGATTCTTTAACTTTTTTAACATTCTTATCTTTAACTTTCTGAGCATCTAAAAGTTTTTTCATTTCTTTTTTAGAAAGTTCTTTTCCATAACCTTCATCAAAATCAAATTTCTTCTTTTTCTCTGTGTCATGGAATTCAGATGCATCAACACCTAATTCAGAATCATTAGTAACATCTTCAAATCTTTTAAGATATTTCATAGTTTTTATTTATTTTTCTCCGAATTTTTTAACGTTAATTTCCATTTGGTGGTATTTTCCGTCAAATCTTTCGCCTGGATATTCTTTATTCTCTGTGAAGGTAACTCCTGCAGATAATTCTGTTGCAAATGAGCGACATTTCTGACATTCATTTACGGGGTTTGCTTCGTATTCAGCGTCTGGGACATCAAATGTTCCCTTGCACCAAAAATTTTTACATACTATTCTCATATTACTATATATTAGTAACCAAAAATCTATATTATAATTATAAGTTAATATCATGATCTTGTATATTTTACTGTTTTCCAAGATTGTGATTTTTAACCATTTTATACTTGAATATATAAAAACAGAAATACATTACTTTGTATGAGGTTTAAGAGTCTAACACACAATTCACAAAAGTTCACACGAGAACTTGATATCAACAAAATTTTACAAAATAGTAATCTTGATTGGTTGACTGACGCAGAATTTGAAAATGCGGAAATCGAAATCGAAAAGGATACATTAATTTGGCATAATGGTGACTGGTATTCAGGAGACTTTGAATATGGTATTTGGTTAAGTGGTAAGTTTTATGGTGGAAATTTTATTAATGGTATATGGCAAAATGGAGAGTTTTATGATGGCACATTTGAAAGTGGTCTATGGAAAAACGGGAAATTCTATGGTGGTGTAAATAGATTGACCGATAAAAAATAAAAACACACAATGAAAAGAAGAAAAGTAACTGTTAAAGTCAAAGAAAGAAAATTAGACTTAACCATTTACATTAACGGCAATGATGTAGAAATAGTAAGGGACATTGAAGGCAATTTATTCTTTAAAGTGGGAAGAGAACTATCTAATGATTTAGCAGAAGGTGTATCTTTACTTATGAGAAATAAAAAATTATTAAATGATAGCGAGTTATGGTCTATCAATATAAAAAATAACGGATACAATATTTATCCAGAGAAGGCATTATACTGGTTAACCGGTGGCGATTCAGACTGGAACATAAAAGATAGCTATAAGAAAACATGGGGAGAATCATATTCTCTATACCAAAAACAATACGGAGAGTTAATATCTGACATAATAAGTCAGTCAAAAACACTCGGTGATATAAAAAATAAATTTTTAAAAGAATTAAATATATTAGATTTATATGAATTTGCCCTTAGTAAAGGGATAGCATAAAGAAAAAGCCCTCATCTGAGGGCTTTTTTATTGCATAGATAATACCTAAAAAGGATTTAAATAATTAATATATACAGAAAAATAGTAAGTTTCTATTATGAAATATGTTCATGAACGCGAAGAATACCTTAAAAGCCTTAAATTAGTTAACGAAGCAGCCTCAAATGATATTGAGTTTGGTGATTCAATTGTGGGTCGTCTATTATCTGGTATCTTCAGAATGGCTAAGATGGGTGTTGACATGAAGAGAATTGATGGTGCTTTAGCTAGATTAGAAAAAGCTATTACTAACTCAGTTGTTGTTGAATTAAAAAAGGAGCCAGATTTCGAAAAGGCTACTACTGATATTGAAAAGGCTGGTCTTATTGATGGATTTACTGATAAAGTAGAAAATGATCCAAAAAATTTGACTACATATTTAGAAGAAGCTAACAAGGAAAATCCTGAGCTTATGAAAGAATTATTGGCACTACCTGGAATTGCAGAAATTCTACAAAGTGTTATAGATGAATATGGTGAAGGTGGTGCTAAGACTGAAGAAACTTCAGGTGGTAATTATATTAACATGATTAAAAACTTAAAAGCTTTATCAGCTATGTTATCAACATACAAAAATGTTAAATTAGAAGGGGAGCCAGCAAAACAAGCAGCCGAACCGAGAGCAACTAGTGCTGAAAATCTTAAGAAGAAAACTGGTGAAACAATACAACAACAGCAAGCAGCTAAAGCTGCAGCTGATAAAGCCAAACAGTCAACACTGAAGCAAAATCCAACTGTTACTAAGAAAACTGAAGTAACTGATAAAAACGAATCTATATTATTTGAAGCGCTTGGTGATCCAGAAAAAGGGGCAGATGTAGCTAAAGGTGAATCTCACTTAACTGAAGCATTTGGTAAATTGAGAAAATCAATTGAGTCATTGATGTCACCAAAAGATAAAGGAGTTGGTATTGATGTAGCATTTATTAATGATATTGTGAGTAAAGCAAATGATACTAAAAATAAAGAAACAATTAAATCTCTTTATAAAGAAATCAATAGATATTTAGTTGGTGATAAGAAAGCTACATTACAACAACCTGATGCTCTATATAAAGAGAGTATGGAAACTATTTCAGACAAAAATAAAATACCAGTTGTTGCTGAGAAAATAGCAAGACTTGCAAACCGCGCTATGCAATTCGAAGGAACTGGTTTATATGGTGGTATGGGTGATTTTGGTAAAGCACTTGAACAATTTAATATAACAATGAAGTCATTATCATCAGCACCAGCTAAAACAAATGAGTCAATTAATGAATCTTGGATTTCTGATATGTTTAATATTAAGACTGATTCTACAAAAGGTAGTGTTGAAATCAAAGGTGATAATAATAAAGTAACTCAAATTATTTATAATGGTAAGAATTTTGATTTTGATGCGTATCTAAAAGAAAAGGGTATGGCTATTGATGCTGATAGTATTAATAAATCCAATAAGGAATTAGAAACCAAATTGGAACCAAAAGCCACCGAATTAATTAAAGAAGCGCAAATTGATGCTATTGAAATTGTTAGAATATTTAACCAAGCAGGTAGATTAATTACTAAAACTAATATACCGTCTACTAGAAGTGGTGGTAAGATTAGTGTTGCTAGATCCAATAATTGGGAAACATTAGATGGTGGTGCTATTGATCCACAAAATCCAAAAGGTCCTGTTAGAAACATTAAATTATTCCAACGTTGGAATGATGGTGTTTTAAAATTGGTTAAGAAGTATGATGATATATTGAAAAATGCCAAAGTTAAGACATCATCTGGTGAATTAATTAAACCTAAATATCCAATTAGTAAATTTATGGTTGATTGTTTAGAAGATGGTAAACTATTTAAGTCAATGTCTGGTAGAGGTAGTGGTGATGATATGGGTTATCAGAAAAAATATCTAATGGAACATCTAGAGTTGGATGAAGCTACTGCAGGAAAAGCTGGCGATGCAACTTCTAATGTTGATACAAGTAAGGGCACTTCAAATTTTGAATTCAAAGCATTTGATAAATCAAAACCAATCAAAGATTTAAATAAAACACTAACTAGACTGAGTGGTAAATTTACAATAGCTGGTACAACCAAAGAAAATATAAGCTTATATATGACATCATTCTATCCATTAAAGGGTAATGAATATATTGGATATTTATCTACATCTGATAAATATTTTAAGAGATTCGTTAATGGTTATACTTCTGAAAATGATATCAACGAAGCTATTTATTTAGTAAAGTTTACCCCGGGTAATCAATTTGGTAAAAATACTGAATTTAAATCTAAAGTAATTAAATGTTGTAAAGCAGATGAAATAGATGCTGCTGAACTAGTTGATATATCATTGAAAATGAATAAGGTAGAATATTTAATTGATAATAAGGATAATAGAATATCGGCTAAACATAGTAAAACTGTCGATGTTCCTGGTTTCTACTTCTATGAGAATACTGAAACTATAGCTAAGTTGCAAAAGAAACTCTCTAAATCAGAGACAGCGGAATCAGCAGAATAATTAAAGCCCTCTTATGAGGGCTTTTTAAATTGTACTAATCGTACCAGAACTATAAGACCAGTCAAAATATAATAGACTAGATTTTGGTCCCTCAGGTTCTATCCAGTCTGGATGATCTTGTCGTGTTTTCTCGACATACTCTTTACCTTCGATTATAGATCCAATCTTACCCTCACGATTTTCTTGTTTTAATTCAGTATCAATTCGACGAATTTCTTCACCTGGTAATCCACCATCCATTGGTGATACTGGTACCATATTAAGTGCAATAGTTTGTGCAGCGACTTTGATAGCAATTGGTAAAAGGCTATTATCAAATTGTGATTGTGTTGCGGATGACTCATTCAACACATAATTTGATTGTGCTTCAATTATTTCTTGAATCTTTTTATTTAATTCTTCATCCATGAAATTTATAGGATAAAATTTTGTGAAGTTTTATTCAGAATATAATAGGTTAATTGAGATCTTATTCATAACAGCTCTTTGAAATGCTGATAGCACGGCATGATAATCGAACTCTTCTCCTTGTTGGTCTCTAAACATCTTGTAGACATTTTTAAAAATTTTACCATTATCACTAAATGTCTTTTTAATCTCATTTAATAATAATCTGGCATCTTGTCTATTTGTCAATGGATGTTTCGCATCTCTATTTATAAAATCATTATAGGTTTCGGATATAAATGAATTTGCGCGTCCATATAATTGGTCTTCAATTTCTTTTGGACTCATATTAAGAAAATCATCAGCATATGCGCATATTTCTGATTTTAGTGAGACACCAACTCTAAATGGTTCAAAGTCTCTAATTTTAGCCATTTTAATAAATTTTTTCCCTTCATTTGGCCACATTGGATTTGGTTCAAGTTCTTTTTCCACTACATCGACAAAACTAAAGTGTGGTAAAAATTCAATACCGAACCAATCTGCATTAAGATATTCTCCTATACCATCCCATAGTTGCGGGCAGTCAAAATCCATTAGATAAAAATTAGTGTCGCTACTAATTGAAGTATTTGTTTTGAAGTTATAACCACCTGGTATCTTCTCTGGTTGTGTTGGTGGTATGTTTACTTTTAGTTTAAATGCATTTGAGCATAGAGATTTATTTTTCAACTCGTTCTCTAATTTTATTATATCTGATTCTAGATTTGCCTCAGCATCAGCAATTTCTTTCCTAATTTCCTCAGCTCTTATGATACTACCATAACTAGCTAATTTTTGGCCTCTCGTTGAGTGACCATATCTCAATAGCTTTTCGCCGGCCTGTTTATAGGTGTCGCTTTTTAATTCGTCTATGCGCTTAATATGTTTCATTATTTAATCTTAATACTAAAGTAAACCCAATAGTTAGATGGCTTTACTGAAACTACAATTTTATCCGACCAGCGGTATTTTGATAACCAAGTTTTAAAATTCTGTTTTAAATTTTGAAATTCGCCTTCATCTAATATCGTACCATCCCATTTACCAACACCATAGATACCAAATGACATTATACCATTCGCAATCATAATTCTACTTCTTTGTTCGTAGTTACCTGGTTTATATTGTAGCAATTCTTTTTTAGCAGTCATTAGCACTTTAATTGTATTAATTGTTATATCTTTCATTTCTTTTTTGAAAGAAGCTAGTGACTTGTTGGATTTATTCATAAGACTAAATATAACTGAGTTTGTTAGTTTAAATTGACCAATTAATAATTTATCATTGTTTGATATTATACCATAATCAAGATATACAACACCATCAGAAAATGATATACCCATATATAATCCACATTTATCTTTACACTTTTCTAAATGTTTTATACCATTGTGTAAAGAGTGGTAACGAGACATAACATCAATCAAATCCTGTTTATCTGCTTGATATGACCAATAGATATAATAATTTTCCGGACAAGTTTCCCAATTTGGTTCTTTATTTGCACCAAATGCTGTCAGTGTATATAAAAAGCAATTGAAAGTATTTTTTCCTGCAACTGCTATTTCTTCTATCTCTTCGGTGATGCCTTCATTAACTACACTAGCAGTTACCGTTAGCTCACCTTCTTGTGTATCAGATAAAACATCTTCAATTTCTTTAACCAAGGTTTCTTTATCCCAATCCGATAATAAATTAACAGCGTTTGCTATCTCTATATCCGGTTTACTTTCTGTTAAATAATTGTTTACTATTCTTAGTATATCTTCATTTTCTTTAATTTTATCTTCAACCCATATACCAATAGATTTATCCTGCTCGATTTCTTCAACTCGACCCAGTGACTCAGTTATAAAATTATAATATTTTTTAATTATCTTCATCATTTTCTAATTTTGTATCACCATCATTTATTGGTTTGATGTTTGAAAGTTCGGCGAATGTTTGAATAGATGGTTTTAGATCTGATAGATCATCATTCGCGCCTAAATCTTGTTTAATTTCTTCTTCTTCTTTTTTCTTGAAACCAAATCTATCTTTTAGTCGACTGATGAAATCAGTTATAAAGTTCTTAGATATTAATGTGCTAATACCAACACCCAATCCTAAAAATATACCAGGTAGTGTATCTATATCAATTTTGTATTTTTCAACTAGTGTAGCCAATGTTGACATAACTGGTATTAATAGTGCAGTATATGCGAACATATCAGCGAAGCCATATATTACCCTTCCTAAATGTTTACATATGACATTAAATACACTTTTAATTGAGTTTAATACTTTAACTAGTTTTTTTACGACACCGTATACTCCCTGTAATCTAAATTCTTCTAATTCAGATTGTATATCTTTTGTTAACTTATTTTTTTCAGTTTGTGATAGTTTATCTTTTCTATCTTCTAAATAAACAATTGAGATAGCGCATACCGTCATCTCAACTATCATCAGCGGAGTAACGGTTACATTTAGATTCATATTCTTAACAAGATTATCAATGATAGGATAGAATGCTGCAACACCTGTACCAAATGTTACTATGAAATTGAAGTTTACTCCAATATCATTCATAACCTTTTTATGTAAATCTTCCCATATAGATGTCCCACCTTTGGCTTCTTCTTGTAGATTATCCGATAATATACCATTAATAAAATCTTGTGACATCATATCAATATATGATTTAGAATATTCTTCGAATCTTTGGACTTTCATTGCTTATATATTAAAATTGGAAATTTAATATCGTTACCCAAAATAAGAGTAAACTTCGTAGTCTTTTATCTTAAAGTCAATAAACATCATATCGGAATAGCTTTCTGGATTTTCGGCAAATCGAATAGTTAACTCATAATTAATTCCTGCTATTTCGGGAATATATAAATCTATTTGATTAACAATTTCAGACTTAACAAAGTCGGCAGATACTCTAGTTTCATGTAAGAATCGTTCTAGGTCTGCGCCAAATACTGGATCACCAAATAATTCACCTTTACCCGTAAATAAAATCATCTCATATTTTTGTAAAACTACCTCAATTATCTCATCTTCTATAATTTCTAATGGATTATATCGAGGATGACCCTGATATAAGATATAGAAGTCGGTAAAATTAAAATTTTCTGCTGCCATGAATTATATATTAAATATATAACACTCGATATGTGGGTAGTATATTTATTAAAATGTTCGGATAACAGTTTATATTGTGGTATAACCAATGATATAGATAATAGATTGTCTGTTCATAATTCTGGTAAGGGTGCTAAATACACAAAGGTTAGATTACCAGTAGAATTAGTATATAAAGAAAAAGCAGATGATAGATCATCTGCTTCTAAACGTGAATATCAAATTAAAAAAATGAGTAGAGTAAAAAAGCTTTTACTTATAGCGACTTAATTTGTCCAATTAACGATACTCCAATAATAATTGGATCTGAACCTTGTGTATCTAGGAAAGCCTGATGTTCAGTTACTAATCTAGCAACTTTAAATCCATTTTCAATCCAATCTTGTTTATTCTCAAAAATCCATGCTAAGAATGGTCTACCTAACAATTTTATCATCTCATCAACTCTATCTGGACCAAAATTTGACATAATGAAATGATAAACAACTTCAGTATTAGCATCAGAGAACATTAACTCATATAGCTGTGCTTTCATTTTGATATCTATATTAGCCGTTGCGAAGTTTAACTCACCAGTTTCTTTGTAGTTTTGTAGGTATACTAATATTGAGCGAAAGTCTGGAAAATACTTACTGATGAGTTTGATTAGATCTTCTTGTGATATATCAATCCCTTCTGCAGGACAAATAACATTTTTAATTCTCTTAAAAATTCCATTCTTCAAGAATTTCTCTTCTTCTATGGATTGTGAATTAAAATCAATGATTAAGAATCTAGAATGTAATGGCTCGATTATTTTACCTAAGTTATTAGTGGTTGCGATAAACCGAACAGTTGAATGTTTTTCGATGAAGCCTTTAAATGCCTCTTGAAATTGTCTGGATGCTCCTTCAAACTCATCTAAAAATACTACTTTAGTATCATTGGCTGAATCAAACATTGACATATTTGAACAGAACTCATCAATTTTATTTCTGAGTACATCAATAGATGTCTCCATCGATGCATTAATATGCAGACATGGGTTATCCTTGGTTAAGATTTTAGATAATGTTGTTTTACCCAAACCAGCAGAACCATATAGAATCATGTTTCTTGTTAGACCATTTTCAACGGCCTTTCTGATTCTTGGTAATAGAATTATGTCTTCCATTGTCTTTGGGCGCCATTTTTCCCAGAATAGTTTATCTTTCATATCGTGTTAATTTTCTATTAAAAAATGAAGGAATGTTTTTAGAATATATAATGGTACTATTAAAAATAACTGAAGTTTAAAATGAAATTTTCAACTAGCCCGGACCACACTTTTAATTATGATGATGTCTTTTTTCGTGACTTAACAGCATGTCTATTGGATACAATCGATGGTCAGCTAACGTGGGTAAATAGATTTTCAACTGGTAATGTTCAAGTTCGTGTTCCCATATTTTATTCTATGACGGGAGACGAGAAATTTTTATTAGATTCCTTTTCGGATGATATAGTATCAAACTCTAGATATGTAGAATTAAACACATCTATGATACCACGTGGTCACGTTACCATGACATCAAATGCTATTAAAAGTGATGAATTTGCTAATCCGAATGTTTGGTTAAAGTGGGTTAGAGAAGATAAAGATGAGATTAGAAAAATCTTAACAAAGATTAGAGCTATTCCATTATCAGTTAAGTATGATTTAGAGATTATGGTTAAATCTGAAATTGATTCATTTAAATGTCAAGAAGCAATTATGAATATGTTTTGGTTATATAAATATATGTATTTTGAGCATAATTTCATGAGCATTGATGCTGTTCTTGTTGTACCTGATGATTCTTCTGTTGAAATTGTAAGAGAGCAAAACTTATCAAGTGATAATACAATTAAGATTAAAACTTCATTTGAAGTACACACTTATTATCCAGCTGTTAGACCCGACGCATATAATTATAATAAAAACAAATTGAGTGGTGGTGGTAAAGATGGTATAGCAAGTGATATGGTTACTAACAATCCATTAGATGGTGGTGATTTTTTAATTCCGAAGAAAGTAAAATGGAGAAATCATACAAATCGCTCAGTTGGATACGGTGAAGTAGAAGCTAATTATTTAGAGGGAACTTATGCGATTGATAAAACAACTGGTGAAGTTGTTGCTATTATTGAGAATGTTAATAATACAACCTTTAAGGTTGCTAGAACATATAAGTTAAAGGATGTATTGAATATTGCCGATTTATTGAGACCAGCAAATCAATATGAGATTGACGATTTTATTTTAGCTATGAATGGTAATTATGCGTCACTGAACGTAACATATACAACATTACCTGCCACCATTATTGGATTAGTACTAGACTTTGTTTATTATACTACTGGTACAGTATCTATATTTAACACGTCTACCCAATCACATGCTACTGTATCATTTTGGAGTCTATCTTCATATTCTACACCAGATTTTTATAATGCAACAGTCAATGCAACAGCTTCATCTTTAGTATATCCTTATATGTCTAATTTGCGATTGACATATGATGATTCGTCATATGTTGACTATATAGGTGGTTATAATGACAATTATAATCCAGTCAATAACAGTAATAATAAAGATGTATTAATACACTTCGGTATAAACAGAGTATAATTTGAAAAATGTCAATTTTCAATTTAAATATATAATATATAATACATAAAAAAATAATATCTTAGATATGAACAAACCATTAGATTTAAAATTAGAACTTTTCAATTTTAAAAAGAAACTAAATCTAGATCAAGAAGAAGTTTATCAGGTAGTAGAAGGACATATGAATGCCCTTGATACTTTCTCTGAAAAACAAGTGATTGAATCTTTGAATGAGAGATTGAAAATCTACACTTATGATAAAGATGTTAAGTCTTTATTGGAAAATCTAAACACAAGTTTAGATACATATAAGTTATTGTATGAATTAAAACATTTATATAAAGTAATAGAATCAAAAAACCTAGGTATGATTTATCGTCAACCACTTAAAGTTTTATTTGATATAATCAATGTTGAAGCAGCTGATGATAGAATGTCAAAGGTTCTAAACGAATTAGCAATCTATGACTATGTTCCAGAGATAAAATTATTTGTTCATAATCTAACTAAATCTCCAGAGCAAAAGCAAAATTTACTTTCGGGTGGTAGAGCTGAGTCTGTGTTCACTATTGTTGAACAGGTTGAAGATGGTTATGTAGCATATGTTAGAGATTCTTGGTTTTTATTAAACGATGAAACAATCGAAAAAACTCTATTAGAAACTCACATTAAAGATGATGCTAAGTTAAGAACTCTTAGATTATTAGAAACTGCAATGAAATATGCTACTATTAGTGATAATAGAATTAATTTCAGAATTTCTGAAAATTTAGTAGTTGGTATGTCAGTTGATAAAAAAGGTACAATGTACATCAATGATGATGAACTTAATGGTGAAACAACATTAGAGAGTTTATTCTCTTCTCCTATTGTTCCTATCGTTAATAAAAATTTCTACCCACTTTTAATTGAAACATCAAAGAATCTTGATAAATTTGTTGAGTTAGATGTTGTTAAAAGAATTAGTAATTTAATTAACCCATACTTAGAAGCTTTTACTTTTAATTATAAAGATAGCGTATATATGTATCGTTGTGATGAGAGATATGGTAATTCATTCTATAAGTATGAATCAGCTATTGAACTTGTTACCGAAGTTAAAAATGAACTTAACTTTGATCTAACTTATTTCTATGAGAATAAAGTTGGTAAAGAAGTTATTGTAAAACGTCAACTTGAAGATAAAGAAAGAGAAATCACTTTAAAACTTGAAGATGTTAATTCAAATCTTGATAAAGTAAGATATACTATATCTGAAATGAAGGATTCTGAGACGCTATCTAAAGCATTAAAGATGCTAGAAGCACAACAGAAATCTTTACAAGTTGAGTTACAATCAGTAAAAGAGCTTCAGTACACAGAAGTTACACAGAAATAATTTAAAAAATTAAATAAATTAAAAAGAGAGTAAAGAAATTTACTCTCTTTTTTTATATATACTCATATGAAGCACATTTTACCATTTAAAATATTTGAATTTAAAGAAGAAGCGACTGACTTAGTTTGTAAGATATGTGGTGCTAAAATGTACATGACTGATATCGGTGGTACAAGTAAGACATATCATTGTTCATCGGATGAAGCTAAATTTTGGAATTTCTTAAGAGGAAGCAAAGAAGAGAAAACTGCACACAAACATTTTTATGATTCGACAATCAACTTATCATGATCGTTAAAATATAACCGAAGGGTAATCCGTAAGGAACAAAAAATAACATCATACGAGATGTATTTGAATAACAAAGATTTATTCGTGGAAATTGTTGTTTCCAAAGCACAGGGGAAATTAACTTCCAAAGCAAAAGTAATGTTAGAACTTCTTGCTAAAAAAACAATCAAAAAAATGCGTTACTGGAATAATGATGATAGAATGGATTGCTATCAATCCGGTTTATTGGATATGTTTTCTAACTGGCATAACTTCAATGAAGAAAAGTCAACCAATGCATTTGCTTATTATACTGAAATCTTCAAAAGAGGTTTGGCTAAGGGTTATAATGAGTTGTATAAGAAAAAAGGAGATGCTGAGCATCAAATAAAACTTGTCTCATTGGATAGCTCT